GCGCTTAGTAGCGCAGAAAAGGCGGGAACCTGGATTAAGGTGCAGATTATCAAAGCAGGTTATAAGCCTGCGGCAGCAAGTGCGTAAGGAGGTAAAGGATAAATGAGTACAGGAAGAGAAGTAGGAAGTACTGCTGAATTGCAGGCACGAATTGCGAAGGGTTGGAAGCCTAACCGCTATCTTACCAATATGAGCATGGCATTCTTTGCAAACGCTGGGGATTATGTGGCAACCAGCATTTTCCCGATTTGCCCGGTAGATTTCTCCACCGGGTATTACTATATCTACAACAAAGGCGACCTGGCAAGGGATAATGTGAAGAGAAAACCGAAGTTTGGAAAGGTTCCTCCTGCTCAGATGGGCCACACGGACGAGACATACCGCTGTGAAGTAGATCAGATTATTGTGGGAATCGATCAGATTGGGGCACAGGATTACAGACGCGCCAATGTGCCGCCCTCCATTGATCCGAAAAGAGCAAAGAACCGTTTTGTCACAGACCAGCAGCTGCTCCATCTTGACATTACTTTTGCAAACAGCTTTTTCAAGAGCGGTGTGTGGGCGAATGAATTTACTGGAATAGCATCAGGAACGAACGTAACACCGAGCACAAGCCAGTTTATCAAGTTTTCCGATGCCAATTCAGACCCGATAAATTTCTTTGATGCCCGCAAGCGACAGATCAGACTTGACGGCAGGAGAACGCCGAATAAGCTGACTCTTGGGTATGATACTTTCCTTGCACTGAAAGAACACCCGGATCTGCTGGAGCGCGTGAAATATACAGGAAGTACGGCGAATCCCGCAAAGGTTAATGAAAGGGTGCTTGCAGAGTTGTTTGGTGTAGACGAGGTTAAGGTCCTGTATGCCACCTACAATGCGGCAGAAGAGGGACAGGATGATGATATGCAGTTCATCTGTGAGCCGGATGGCGCCCTGTTATCTTATACGACACCGAATCCTCGTATTGACGAGCCTTCAGCCGGATATACCTTTGCATGGGATATGCTGGGTAACGGAAATTTCATGGCAACGGACACTTTCGAGGGAGAAGGCGGCACTCATGCTGAGTTTATGGAAGGCTTGCTTTCCACCGACATGAGAAAGACTTGCGATGATCTGGCCTGCTACATGAAGAGTTGCGTGTAAGGAGGTAATGAGTATGCAGTATTTGTGTGAAAAACAGCTTACTGCAGGTGGAGTAACATACCATCCGGGGGAAATTATCCCGGATGGGGTTATTTTGCCGAAAAGAAGTAGCAAGCTGATTGGGAGCGGATATATCTCGGAGTTTAATCTGGAAGTGCCAGAGGATTCCGGCACCGGACGTGTGAAAGTATTCACTGAGAAAGAAGTGGAGGCCATGATTGCCGATGCAGTAGCAGAGGTAGAAAAAAGTCATGAGGAAAGGATTGCGGAACTGCAGGGATATGTAGCGGAATTGCAGGAAACAGAGCCTGGAACTTACGAGGAAACGATTCAGATTTCTGTAAAGTCCGCAACGGACGGAGAGAATGAGCAGATTACGGCAATTCTGGCAAAGCCAGAGGAAATCCAGCAGGTATTCCGCATTATGCAGATGAATGCCACGGATGGGGCTGAGGCTATTGCCGGGGTAAAATCCGAGAATGTCTTAATACTCCTCCATGCGGCGGACACTCGTAAAACAATCAAGGATGCCGCCCAAAAGCAGGCAGATAACATATTCTCCACTTCCGGCAGTACGAACGAATCCGCAGGCAGTAACGCAACCACAGGCACTGATACGGAGGGAGCTGATACCTAATGGCAAAAGGTACATACAGTTATGAGCCATCGAATATCAGAAATTTTGGCAAAGATCGCATGCGATTTGAACTTGGCGATACGATGGTGGAAGGACGCTCAGATACTACGGCGCTGACGGATGAAGAAATTCAGGCGGCGATCGACACTTACCCGAAATCATGGAAAAGGGCGAAGCTCATGCTGCTGGAAAGCCTGTGCCGGCGTTTTGCTTACGAGGTTGATACAAAGACAGGTCCGCTGTGGCTATACATGCAGGAGCGCGCGAAGCTGTGGCGGGCTGATTACGAAGCATTGAAAAGAGAAGTATCGGTTGCTTCCTGTATCCCGCGGTTTGGAAAAGGTGGAGCTGATAAGCCTCCCTATTTTTACACGGGGATGCAGCAGAATGAAAGGACGGGCGGCGTATGAACAATGCGAGGATGATGTACCTTCGGCCAGGGAATCTGTTTAAGAAATTTATCATCGAGAGTAATAATCAGGTGGTTACAGGAACTGGAAGAGTGGCAAACAGCCATAGCGGCGATGGAACAAATGCATTAAAGGGCTGCCTTGCGGATGCGACCGACGAGGACAGGAAGAACCATAATCAGAACGACCATATCATCACACATACCATTGTGCAGGCAGGAAGTCCGAAAGCAAAGCGGACGGATAAGCTGATCCTTGGAGAGCGCGTATTTTACATTGTTGATATTGACGACGCCGGAGGGCTCGGCATATCCACGATTTATTATGCAGAAGAAAGGCGGGATGCGAAGTGAGACTATGGGTGGATGGAAAAACGGGGTCTCCCGGGACTGCAATCCCATACGTTGTGAAGGAGAAGGTCGATGACATTAACCGTGAGACATTATCCCGGGGCGCCCGAATAGTCAATGCGCTGCGGAATGCAGAGCTTGAGGTATTAAAGGGCCAGCGCAGCGGAAAGGTCTACAGGAAGTACCCTTACAAGTCAAAGTACCGCGCATCTGCTCCTGGGGAAGCGCCGGCAAGACGTAGCGGAAATCTCCGTATGCACTGGAACGGACAGGTTGAAAAGCGGCATAAAAATAATAATGTAACCGCTGTTGCTGTGCTGGAAAGTCAGGAGCCATATGCCGCGATACTGGAACGTGGGACAGGGAAGATGAAGCCAAGACCGTTCCGAGATAAAATCATAAGGAAGGCATTACCGGAGATCATCCGGATTTGCAGTGAGCCTTATAAGTAGGAGCATTTTGTTGATGTCAACAAAATGGTTTTGGCGCATGGAAAGGAGATATTATGGCACTGATCATTGAAAAGTCTGCTGCGGCATACGATCTGACGCAGATCAAATGCGGGGATCTTGTGTATGGAAAACACCGTACATGGAATAAGGGGAAAGCAGGATTTGTTACTTCCGTGACCGAAAAACAGCTGACCGTCCAATATCATCCCGGCATCGGGAATATCACGAATCATTTTATCATTCCGGCATGGGAAGCTGCAGATGGACAATGGGAGATCAGATGGTCGGCTGATCTGACGGAAGTATCAGAGTACGGAATAAAGGCGGACGAAGAACAGCAGGAACCGGAAGGAGAATGATGAAGATGAAACTGGAGGAACTGATCTATAAAAGGTTTGTCAGTTCGGATGATCTTGTAAAGCACCTCACAATCTTTTCCGGTGCACCGGCTGTTTTCAGTCCTGACCCGCCGGATGAAAACCAGGAAGGATGGGGCGGAAACACACAGTATCCACAGGTGATTTATAATTTCGATCTGCAGGCGAATGAAGAACGGCACAGTGCCGGTACCCTGTCGGTATCCCTGCTGTGTCAGAACACTATCGATATTACGCCGGAGGCAATTGAGCCAATGGTGAGAGACTGCCTGCGGGATGTGGTATTAAAACCGGATGGAGGAACGGCGTACTGCTTTGCGTGGTCGCGGACGGACGCATTTACCGTGGATGAAAAGAAATCGGATGTGACGATCGGCAGCGAGATACGATTTGACATCCTTGAATATCCGTCACAGGAGACAACCGATCCTGATCCTGTTATGGCGGTAAACCGATACTTAAAGGAAATGTATCCGGAAAGTCTTGTCATGGGATACGACAGGATGGAGGAGATCACCGAGGCGACAGCAGAGAGGCCTGTAATCTATTGCAGGCTTGTATCTGTTGAAAGGAAAGAAGAGACAAATACGGTTGTATGGATGGACGGCAGAATTGCCGTCCATGTTTTATGTCCGGACAGCGGAATCAGGATGAAGATGACCGCGGCAATCACAAACCGGATGGCTTTGGACGGTGAGATCATCATGTTTGATCATTCCCCCATGTTCATCAGGCGCTTGAGCGTTAATAACGGAGCGGATTATCTGAAAGAAGGACAGATAACGCTGACCGGACATTATGGGCTGCTTAGGTATCGCAGGAAGCCGCATACCTTGGCAGCCGTAAAAATCAGTTACAGATAAGGAGGCGGGACATTATGGCAAAGGATGTCAAAGTGCGGGCTGTGCAGGAACCTGTATCTGAAAATGAGCAGAAGATACAGGAATCCGTTTATACGGCGGATGAGCTTACAGCCAATGCAGGAAGGCTTTTTGGATATAAGCCGGAATGCGTTTCCGCGGCATTGAGGGCTGCGGGAAGAACAGGATGCACGGTCTTTGAAGCAAGGGAGATCGTGAACAGATTTATGAAGAAGGAGGTCAGATAACGATGTTAGGTACATTTATCATTGGAGAGAGAAAGGTGCGCCCCGGTGCATACTTTAATATCCAGAAAGTAGCAGAAGAGTCTTCGGGCATCATGAACGGCGTGACTGCTGTTCTTTTTAGGGCAGATTTCGGACCGCTGGGTACCGTGGTGGAGCTTGACGCTGAAAACGGGTATGATCAGATTTTTGGCACTGGTCTTACGACGGATGCCATCAGGGAGGCAATCGCCGGCGGCGCAAAAAAGATCATTGCCTGCCGTGTCGGAAATGGAGGAACCAAAGGATCCATCAGCTT